AATATCTATAACTGTATTTTCGTTCACTAAACTATTAAGATGTGGAAAACTATGTGAATTATGTGGATAAGCAAGTTACCGGCAAGTTAAAAGGCCCTGGAGCCCGGAGAACCGGGACAGGGCCATTCAGGAGAAATATGAAAGCAGAACAGTTGTTATTAAGTAGTAGGCTGCAGTGCTGTAAAGTCACTGGTCTCGATGTATCTCCAGGCTCCTACTGTGGAGGCTGTGATGATACGGAACCAGTATCCGGTGTAAGTACCAGAGTTTGGATAGAGTTTCTGGATCCGGCCCACTGAGTTAGCGCCGGCAAGCTCCTCTACCTCCAGCCTGAAAGCACCCCAGTTATAGGGAACGTTATTGATAGTCACTGTCATATTAGCATTATATGTACAGTAGGCTCCGGGATAGCGGATGTCATTAAGATCATCGTTATAATGGAGCATCTGGCGGACCGCACGGCCTACCACACCTCCCTTATATCCTGCGCCCTCCAGGACATCGGTCCCGGTATAGCTGACTTCCAGGGCTGTATCATGCTGAGACTGTACCAGAGTTGCTCCCTGGTTCAGTTTTGCTGTCAGACACGGCCTTAAGAGGTTTGCCGGGTCATTAGCCTGGTCGATGTATAACCCGGAATAATTGCAGAGAAGAACATACTGAGGCGTGAAACTGTTTATCCAGGATGCTGGGCAGTAGGTCTCCAGTGCATGATGTTCGATCTTATAGACCTCGATGTTATTATACAGGCCTGCGAGCTTTTCCTGCGCAACCTGGGTGATATCTCCGGCAAACAGGACCACTCTGTCATAGACATAGAGCTCTGTGACCATACTGAAACAGTTGTACATCGTGTGGCCCATGGGGACATTATTCTGGGAGAGCTCATAGCTGTAATAATCTGTATAGTCTCCGATGTTGGAGAACCTAAGTTTAATACCGGATGTGAGCTGTACTTCCTGTAAATTATACGGCTCCACCCATGTAAGACCGTTGGCTGTGATGGCTCCCTTAACAGCGCTTTCCCTGGCGCTCCAGTTTTCCTCGGTTCCCTGGAAGAGGGACCAGTCTATGCCTCTGTGAGGCAGATAGAATGTGCACCCGGAGAGATCAATACCGGTTCCGATCAGGTTCCCCAGTGCTGCAGGGAAGTTGTCCGTCACATGGTCATTATGATAATGAGATATCACAACAAAATCCAGTTTCTTAACCTCTAACTCCTGCAGTTTTTGCCTCAGTACCGGGATAGATGGATCCCATCCCAGGTCCACGATACCATTCACGGATCCGGTGATCAGTACGCAGTCACCGTATACCGTCCCCGTCTCCCGGCCTGCAGTCGTTAAAAATGCGTGGAGCTGTACCTTTTCCGGATGGACTAATTCTCTCTCCAGGGACTCCTCTACGGCTTCCTGGATGATGTCCTCCAGAGTGCCGTCCTTTAACCACTGGTCCATGATCTCCTTTACATCCTCCGGGATATTGAGATCCTGGATGTACTTCTCCAGATCCTCCATTTTTCCGGAGAGAGCTTTAAGATCCCGAAGCAGCCAGGACAGATTGAGCTCATGAAAATTTGTATAAGGAAAATGTTCAAACAATCCCATGTTATACCTCCTTAATATACCATCACGCAGAAGTTCCTTTTAAAATCCTGTGTGATATAATCGTACAGATTGAACTCCACTATGTTTCTCTGTTCTATGATCATCGCCTGCGTGGTTGTGACACCTATGTTCCCCTGTTCTGTGTGGACTGTTTTCTCGGTCTCCGCTCTGCTGTCCTCTGTCGCTCCCTGGGAAGAATATCCGGAGGAGTTCTTTGTCACTTCCTGGGTGTTAGGACTGTATGCGTTCGTATCATACCCGGTAACATTGTGCTTAAGATCGCCGTCAACATTAGAAGATCCGGAACTGTTTGCAGATCCGTTGTCTTTCCTGGACAGCACTCTCTCATCCGTGTAGCTCCCGTCCTTATTCCAGATAGGATTGTATTTGTATAACATCGTAGAGTAGAGTTCACACCACTTCTGGAAATTGACATTAGTCCAGAGTCTCACAGCATCCCGTATGGTATCCGGATCCGGATATACCAGGGACAGCTCAGCGCAGGTCAAAATGATATTTGCGATCAGCGTATCCTTATTTAAGACCGGAGGATTATCGATCATATCCCGGACATTAACGATGTCCGAAAGCTGAGGGACCCGTAAACCATCAAAGATGGAATTGTCATAGTGATAGATCGCCTGAATCGATGCCAGCATCCGGATTCACCTCCTCCCGCAGGCCTTTGGCCCAGTTGACGTCCAAATCTATGCCAAACATATCCCGGACCTTAGAACAGCCTTTTTTGAGCTCTCTGAGCCACAGTGATGCTTTGCTCCTGGTCTCAAAGTTATTAGCGTTTACTTCATCCGTGATCAGTCTTTCCTTTTTGTCTGTATTTGCGTTCGGGATCCCTATGTCTGTTAAGAACATATTCCGGATCGTGCGCATGACATCCAGGAGCTTATCTGCTATGAAATTCTGTCCGACATCCTGGTTGAACATCTCCATGGTAAGTCTCCCCTCATCGTCTAACAGATCCTTATCCGGAAAAGCTGCCGGATTGCCGGAGGCGATCTCATCATAGAGCTTTTTAAAGGACTCGGCAGCAGCTTTATTCTTAGAGAAGAAAACAAAGCTCAGTTTGCTGTTAAGGATATTCACTCCGGCTGTCTCCGCTGTGAGTGCCAGCATATCCCCGTAGTAGTCCACGAGATCATAAATACCGCACCAGTCCGGCTGAAGTCTCAAAACCTCACAGTCTTTTCCGATAACCGGAGAATAAGACTTAGTAAATAAGGGATTGCTGATAATGCAGTATCTCGGCTGATAGAATACATTATAGCCTCCTAATCCGCAGTGCTGAGGGATCACTCCAAACTTATCCGTTTCAAAGATCGATATATAGCCGATGCAGTAGAGTACGGTCAGGAAATAGTTTTCTGCCCAGGTCTCCGGCATGGTCCAGTCAAACACAGAAAAGACCTCATCCAGGAGATAGCGCTTAAAATACTGCGCAAGGGCCGTATTTTTAACATGGACCGTGGAGGGACTGACCAGGGAGTTATAACTATTGATAAATTCATAAGAGTAAGGTCCACTATTCATAGAAAAATCCTCCCGTTAAATATTGTGAGATCTGCTCTAACTCTCCATCCGTACACGGAGCCTCGATGTCTCCATCCCGGCAGAGGACATAACCGCCGGAGAGAGCTGATATCCGGCGGACTTTGCATAACGGACGGCCCTGCTCTACCCGGTCCTCTTCCGGAGCGTTAAAATCTACAATATGCAGTCTGATCTTTTCATTAAAGGCTGCATATCCTCCGCCACCTCCCATGTCTCCGGCTGCTGCAGGGATCATAGCCTCAGCTGCGGACCCGACTGCTCCGGCCAGGGAAAACACATTTCCGGTACTGGCTGCGACTGTGGCTCCTATGGCTGCCGCTGTCATGCCCTTAACATCCACGGATCTTCCGCCTATGGATATGGGAACACATACGAGAGCGGATCTGGAGGTTAAAAGCTTTTTCACTGATAAAGCAGGATCAGATCCTATCATACCAAACACCCTCAGTGTGCCCTCTCCGGATATGATGTCTACCCGACACTCCAGATAGATGTTATCACAGCCTGCCAGGACTGCGGTGTCCAGTTCCATTGTCCCGAAAGGCGGATAGGTGAGATAAGCTCTCCGGAAAGGATAAACATATCTCCACATCATTATACTGTCTCCAGGATCGGGTGAAGAGTACGGGATCATATCCGTGAATGTATACACCGGGGAGGCTGGAGTAGATACTGTGACTCCGGTATTTATGAGACCCAGATATAAAGATCCGGATCCTCCTGCAGTAGGCCGGAACGGTATCCATTTTGCAGCGCCCAGGAATTGCGAGGGATTCGATACGGCGATCATCAGATTTCTTCCGAAAGCAGCGAGGGCAGGCCCGATATCTGTTAGCGTATTAGGCACCCAGACATCTCTTGAATCCACAAAAATACTGTCAATCATCGTCTGGAAATCTGCCGGAGATACCATAACATAGCCGGATCCTCCCGTTATAAAGGAATTACTGGCACCCATGACAGAGAGGACTATAGCGCCTCCACTGGTTGTTGATTCCCAGTGGGTGTTATACTCCTGATTACTCCCTCCGGACATCCCCAGTACAGGATACTGTTTGTCGATGACTGTATTATCAAACTCCGCATAAGCTCTTAATACATACTTTTCCGCAGCTCCTATATGTGTTTTCCAGGATGCCAGGACATCAACAGATAATGAAGCTCCCCACTGTCTTTCACTGTATGTCCAGTTGGAGATCCAGTAATATCTCTGAAAGTCCGGTATATGCACATAGTTAAAAGCGCAGGGAGATCCGGATCCTGTCCACTTTAAGAAGATCTCCGGCTGTAAAAGGCCGGAGTCCTCTTTTAGTATGATATCGTAGGAAGTACCACCGGAGGCCGGGACTGCAGTGCTGTTTATCCGCTTAGTAAACGTATAAAAGATAGCCTGCATATCATCCTCCCTTACGTTCCGGAGTTTTCCGGATTCTCTAACATAAAGACAACAGCGTTCTCCGTGAAATCATTCCAGTACCGGTCGGTGAAGTGCCAGAATACATTCGTATATCCGCCTCGTGCATTGAACGGCGCCGGAGCGCTCCACTGGTTCACGACTGTATAACCGGCTGCCTCCTCATCCATCAGGACGCCCACCACATTCTCATAGGTGCCTGCGGTTCCGGTCGTGAGAGCTGCTGCAGCGCTGATGTATGCCGGTGTGGTTGCGATCGTGCCGGGAGTCTTTGAGGACTGCCAGAAATTCACATCTTCCTTATCTAACAGTCTCAGGTACTCGGTGTTGAACGTAGTAGAAACAACTCTCGCGTCGATCTGTTCAAATAAGGGAGCATATAAGAAACACTTCTGCATATTGACCGGAGTATGTCTGGGGATCACATAATCAGTGAGTGCCACATGATAATTGATCGTCCGCTCTGTCATAGCTTTAGAAGCTGTCTGCATCCGGGCAAAACACCATCTCGCAAAATCCGGGAAGATCTGAGGATCGAACGGGTTAAAGTTAGTGCTGCCAAAACCGGCCTGCGCTGCATACTCATCCTTAAGATAGACGATCTGAGAAGTCTGTCCTCCCTGGATGGTTCCGGCTACCAGGTTTGCAAGTGTCGCTCTCGCTGTAGACTCGTGGGCCTGTTCGATCATATCAGAGACATTCTGCATGACCATAGAGATAAAGCGCTGAAACTCTTCCGGAGAAGAAAAAGCCACATCCAGCTGGTCTTTGAAGATCGTGATCTGTTTCTGGTAGACTTCCTCACCATAAAAGTTTGTCTGCAGGACTTTGGGTTTATCTACAACCTGCTGATCGATAGACTGACCGTCTACCAGTTTCACCCGGTCATCTTCCTCCCAGGCCTTATCTGCCACCTGCAGCTTTCTTACATGATTGCCATACCGGATAGAGTCCGCCTCCAGTCCCTGGAATTTTCTCGTATACGGACGGTTTGAGAAGATCGTCCGGGAGAGTACCTGGGAAATCGCATTGATCAGCGGATCATAGCCTGTTGAAAGCGCTTTCTGTGCGACTGTAACAAACTCCGATGAATTAGTAGGAGTGAGTGATTTCTGGCCTGTTGCCTGCTGCGTGATGTCAGTCAAGACCGTTGCCAACTGATGGAACGTTAAAGCATTTGCCATGTTTATTTACCTCCTTTAGGATTGATGATGGAGGCGAGTGCTGCCTCCGTGGTATCAACATCCGGACCTGCAGATCCGGCATTGAGTAAGTTTGATGTCTGGACGGCTCCGGTCAGCTTTTCGATAGCTTTAAGGATCTGATCCTGCATATCGTTTTTCTGGTCCGGTTTCTGGTCCGGTTTCTCTTCCGTTTTCTGTTCCGGTTTCTCTTCCGGAGTCTGGTCCGGTTTCGTTCCCGGATCCTGCTCCTCATCTTCCAGAAGCAGGTCCAGGATGGTTGAGGGATCCACTCCCTTTTCTTTCAGTTTCTTAACGTCTTTGTTTGTGAGTTTCATATTTTATCCTTTCAAAACCCTTACTGAGAGAACACCTCCGAATCTGCGTGATCCCTCATATGAGCCTATGGTAAGTCCCTTGTTATTATCTTGATAAGCTATTAAGCCGTCCGGTATCTCGGCTGTGGTTAATTCTCCGTTAAAATAGATACCGTCTGATTTTATAACAAGCTCCTGATCTTTTGTTATATCTTCAATAGGATATACGCTATTCACCGCTTTAGATCTGATTGTCAGGGATGGCACTCCGGTGGTGGAATTATATCCCAGATAAAGCAGTATGCAGGTGGCATCAGTCCAGGATGATATGGAAGCGTTGCCTTTGTTAATACCTATAATATTCCCGTATTCATTAAGAGGAACCGTATCCCGGAAAGTTATTACTATCTGACCTCCGGCAGGTATCGGATTTAATGTTCCATTTCCCACCGGGTTATTATTTAACATCCAGGGTGAAGTGTTCTGATAATCGATAAGGGCAAAGATGAGATTTTCATCTCCTCCTCCGCTTCCGCCCTCCTCGGCGATCTTTGCCAGTAGCTTTTCAATTCTGGTCACGGGGATCAGATCATACTCTTCACCCAGGATGTTAGCCAGGAACTTTTCTATCCTGGTAACCGGGATCACCGCATAATCCTCACCCAGGACCTCAGAAAGCAGCTTTTCCCATCTCGTAGCAGCCGTGATTTCATCAGCCATAATTTACCTCCTTATATATTTGAGGACAGACTATAGTCTGCCTTTTCCCACTCTCCGCCTCCGGTATATCCGGGGAGAGTATTCTTACAGATCCTTAGAGACTGGAGCTCAATAGGGATATCCATCTGGTATCCGTACCCAATATCCAGTCCCACATGACCGATCCGGTAAAGGATGGATCCGGCCTTGCAGTCCTGGACAGATGTCTTATTGATACAGTGCTCCCAGAGGGCCCCGGAATATTTCCATTTGTCCCCTACACAGTATCCGACAAAACCGCTGCAGTCCATTCCTAACTTACCTCTGGACCAGTCTTTTATCCTGGTAAGTTCTTCCTGGCTGTATCTCTGAAAATGCACATCCCAGTATTGTTTTATGAGATCATCCATGAGGGCATCCGTCAGGACCTCCACCTTAGCTCCCATGAAATAGGCGATATCATCCCTCCGGGAGAAAAGCTCATAGGCTTTCTTTAAGATGTCTGCGTGATTCATAGCTTCGCCTCCAGTTTAATGATCAGCTCCTTTAATACATTCGTGTTTGCATCGATCGCTGTTCTCATGGTCTCTATCTCTTCTTTGTGCTGTTCATCCTTTTTGGCGATCGTAGACCACATCAGGATGCACATCACGATAGGAAAAGCATAGGATCCGATTAAACCTGCTATGTCCTGAAATGTCATATCCGGCCCTCCTCTCCTTATAATAAAAACGGAGGGAAGTGCGCCGAGCGTGCGCCTGGGAACTCTTCCGGAGCTGCTCTCTCCCAGTCCCTCCTCTTAAAATTTAGCACAAAATGAAAAGAGAGTCAACATTTCTGCTGACTCCCTTTGCATTGTTAAGGCTCTCTTTGGCTGTAGATGACCTGAGCCTATTTTAAACTTCTCCTAAGAATTTGTCAATGACGTATTTGTGTCATGTTGTTCCATCTTTCGACCATATTCCTGCCATAATAATCTCCTCAGCAAAGCTCATAATACAATGTGGGTGCTCCGGGGCGCTGTTTATGGTATTCGTCATTTATAACGCCAACCAGTATATACACCATATTATCAGCGATAGACATAAAATCTCTATCATCTGCCAGATCCTCGATCACTTCCGGAACCATCTCCCGGAGCTTTTCTTTAAATTTTATCATAATCTCTTCATCTAAAATATTCATCTTACCTCCTATCGCTTTCCGATAATGCTATTAAAATAGCCATACAGAAGAGCAGAAAACATAATTTTCCCATCTTACCTCCTATTTGTAGATCTCCAGGAAAACGGACTGGACATCTACATTCTTAAAATAGACTTTCCGCTTATTAAATGCTTTCCAGACTGCCATCTGTTCCCTTAAGTACCGTCTCCGGTCTGCATCTGTTGTGCCGTACTCTTTCGGAGATCCGGATCTCTCCCTGGTAACGTACCAGGTGCCGTTTGATTTATGCTTATAGATGCAGATGTCCTTATAGCAGCAGATGATATTATACTCCCTTATCGGCATCTCCCGGATCCTGGAGCGGTCCTCGACTGTAAACTGGTTGTTGAGTGCCATCTCAGAAAATTCAGATCCGGCTGTCACCCTGTAAAGCGCTGTTTTTGCCTTTTCCTCATGGAAAGTCGGATTATCCGGGCGGATCAGCAGGACATCCGGAGAGTGTTCCAGGACCTCTATCCCCTCCTCCTGCATCTCTACCAGGTGATCAGCAATACCCAGGCCTGTGACGATAGAAGAGTATAAGAGATCACTGTTTGACATAAGGACCGCTTTAAGAGGCTGAGACCCGTTAAACTCCCGGTTTCGGTTGATGGTCTCGTAAGCATTAACAAAAGCGCTGAACTCATTGAATCTCACCACCTCCGTAGGCTCCGGGATGAACTCGTCATATATGAGGAGCTCTATGTCTGATCCGTCAAAACCTCTTAAATTAGATATCGTGGAAAGCGCTGCAGCATAGCCTACGGTCTGGCCCGTATCCTTATCAATATAGAGGCCGTAGCCTTTAGAGACTTCCGGCTGTATATCCCTGTGCATATCCTCATTTAGCTTTTTAAACGGGGAAAAGCGCTTGTCAGTGATGATATCCATGATCGTTTTGGTCCGCCTCATGTACATAAACCGGATCCCGGTCTCCATGACATACTTAAGCGCTCCATAGGTCTTTCCGCAGCCTCTCGCTCCTATGACGATGATAAAAGGATAGGGAGAGGAAAGCACCTCTCCCATATCCAGATATCCGGCCTCAGTGTACAGTCTTTCCACTCCGTTTTACCTCCTGGATCCAGGCAGCGCACCCGGTATGGATATACCAGACATCCCGGTGTTTATCCTGGATCATCTCGGCATCCTCCGGACGTGCTATGGGTTTTCCGCAGTGTCTGCATACCCTGGGCATACGGTTGAACTTCTTAACGTCTGCGGTTCCTGTTATCACGTTTATTCTCCTTATTATCATCTTTCTTTTCCGGATCCCGGATACCGTCCGCAAAGTATAGCCTGTCCACGATGATATCCGTTGTATATCTCGTGATCCCGTCCTTATCCTCATAAGATCCCGTCTGGATCCGTCCGGTGACTCCGGCCCGGACGCCTTTCTGGAAATAGTCCTCGCAGAACTCGGCTGTCTTTCCGAAAGCCACGCAGCGGATAAAATCCGCTCCGGCATCTTTCCCGGCTCTGTCTATCGCCAGTGTAAAAGTACATACTTCCATGTCCTTAGCTCTCCGGCCCTCCGGATCTGCTGTTAACCGTCCTATTAAACACACCTGATTCATTATTATACCTCCCTGCAATCTGCTAATTGAAAAAATCTCTCTTTTGCCATCTCATATACAAGCTGCTTTGTCTCCAGGACCTCAGTCTGGATCAGCGCTTTTCCGGGTCCCAGTGTGTGCCGGATGTTGTCCTGGATATCTTCCAGGGATCCCGCATCGATAAAGGACCGCTCCTCTTCGGTGACTGTTTTAGTCGCTCTGTCATAGATCTCACAGCGCACCTTAATTTTGTCTGTTGACCGGGACACCATGCCCCGGTTGTAGATGCCGTTTCTTGCCATCTTATTCCTCCTCTCTGAGACCGCACGTATAATATGGCTCTCTGTCGATGCGGTCAGTATATCCTACAGCCCTCTTATATGGGCAGTAGTCACAGTCATAATCGCACTGATCCTCCAGGATCTCTCTTTCTTCCTGCCTCGCCAGGATCAGGTCCTCATAATCCGGCATACCTGCTCTCCTCTCTCCTGTTCTTCGATTTCTCTGTCAATGATCTCCAGGACTTCATCCGTAAACTTAAGAATGTCCTGGATGCTCTCATGATGCTCCGCATATTCCGGAACATTCCCGGGATGTGGGATATCCTTAAGCCATATCTGAAATTTTAGACTCTCCACTGCTTTCCTTACCAGGGAGAGCCCGTGCAGGCCCTCCGGGATGTTTAACTTATCACTTACTTTCATTTGAATCCTCCTATAGAAAGATAGCGATATCACGGTCAGGATACAGCGCCCAGATGAAATTTATATCAGCCAGATCCATGCTGTCTATTGCTTTCCCACCGGACCAGACTGCAACTGTCTGCAGGCAGCCTCCGTTGATGCAGATGTCATTTGCATAAATGACAGTACCATCTCTTCTCTCGATCTTAAATTTCATTTTGTTGACCTCCAACAATGCTATATTTGACGGTTTCTCCCGTCATGGTCTATTATAGTTGGTCACTCCGTATTTGTCAACCATAAATTGACGAATATTTTTTTCATCTTCCAGGTATTCCAGAACCGCCTCCGGATTAGCGATCAGGTCTCCGTACTCCGGACGGACGGAGAGCGTTTTTGTTGTGGGGGAGATGGTAGCGCAGGGAGAGATAAAGACTTTCTTTAAGCCGTTATGATGGTACCTCCGGACCTGGTCATTATATTTGATTATGGTCCCTCCTCCCTCTGTGAATTTAAAAGGTTTTGGATCCTCCGGGTCCACGGGAGAGAGAAAAGCCTTAATGCCTCCGGAGCGCTCTAATTCTGCAGCACCGTACTTCTTATTCACACCTGCTATAGTGATGTGCAGCTCATTATCCGGAGTCCTGTAAGCATACTTTTTCGCTCCCAGAGTGGCGAACTCACTATAGAATCCGTCATCCTCAAAAACTCCCATATAGTGCCGGATCCCTTTGGGATCATCTGCGTAGGCCTCGGATTCTGTGGACTCCTCGATTCTTTTATTATTGATATCTGACCAGTCCACTTCTCCGGTATATTTTACGGAGTCCGTGTCCGTATAGATGAACTCAGCGCCCGGAGTCTCATGCACCAGGCGGATCCCCTCCTCCAGTCTCGCTCTGGCGTGGGCCGTGGTCCATACTCCCCACTGGTAAGGGAAAAAGGCCCTCCGGTTATACTCTGCGAGTTTATCCAGGACATTGTATTCCTCCGTGACATAGCCTCCGCTCCGGTATTTGATATCCCCTTTTACCGGATTCTGGGCGCTCATGCCGTAGATGGAATTGAGCTTATTCTTAGATTTAGTATACAGGATCTCCTCGGCCTTAACACCCTTAAGCCTGGTCTTTAATAAGTAATAGCTCTCGATCGTGTGGACCAGGATATAAGGCAGCCTCCCGTATTTAGCATAGGCACAGCTTAGGATCTCCATGCCGGAGAAATCATATTCCTCCAGGATGATCCGAAGATCGATATCTGTTATGGTTGTCTCCAGATAGTCCGCCTGGAGTATCCTGCCATTATCAGCGATCTCTCCTACTTTGTGACGGCTCTTATCTATAGTAAGATAAGGGCAGCCCCAGTAAGGATCTGACAGCCTGACATCATGGAGGGCCACACGGAGGAGGAGAGCTTTCTTTCTTCTTATCATAAGATCCAGAACATACTCCAGTTCGATCTCGCCCCTGATCACCCGGAACCGGGAGACAGGGAAAAGGCAATTGCACTGGACCTCCGGATATGAAGAGGAGCGGTCGGCGGACTTCACATCTCTAATTATCTGGCCTGCGTAATATCGGTTTGCATGGGTATTCCCGCCACGGAAAGCCTCCCGGAGCATAGCATATATTTCAGCATCCGGCAGCATAGACTTTATCCAGTCCCTAGATACCTCACGCATAGCCTTTTTAACATCTCTCCGGACATATCCGGTGGATGTGAGAGGGATAGTATAGAGGTTGTCACCATCATGGGCCATCTCAATTTCAATCGCTTTTACCAGGCCCCGGACATCATTAACGCAATAAGTGATCTCCTCATCGGTGAGCGGAGTCCAGGGATACCGGACCACATCATAATCAAGAGTTGTTTTCTGATATTCCTCCGGGACTCCCATCTTTTCCATGAACATAGCCAGGCTCATGTTTGAATGGATATAACTGCAGCGGAACTCAAAATGATCATACATATCACATCTAAGGATCTTCCGGGAATCCAGGCAGAATACATCATCCTCTTTAAAATCATATCTTCCCTGAAGAAATTGAAACTCGAATGAGAGGTTATGCACATAGAAAACCATGTAGACCTGCGGATCCAGGCCTGCAGCGAGGTTCTTAAGCATCCGGAAAAACTCTTTCCAGGATCTCCCGGTCACGGTATATGGTCCTATCTGGGCCTGCCAGATGTACATAAAGCTCTCATCTTCATTTATCCGGGAGGTCTCAATGTCAAATGCAGATACTATACTTAAGTATGTTCTCTGTTTCTCTTTCTTTAAACCAGGATTCCCACGAGTCCGCTTTTCTTTAGGATACTGCAGGATCAGGTCATACGGGAGAGTCTTAACATTGTAGATCATCGTCTGTTTTCCCTCCTTAGCCGTTCGGCTTTATTATGCTGCCGGATCCGTCTCTGTTTGATCTTTGACAGGCCCAGGCGCTCCTTAAGCTCATCAGATCCTATGATATTCCGGGACCGGGACATATTCTTGAGCTTTTCGTTGCCCATCCAGAGATCCAGATCCTTTGCCAGCTCAATAGGATCCACGTGCTTTGTTTTCGCTATATGGAAGAGTTCGGCAACATCTTTGGATCCGTAGCCTCTGTATTCGTCATGCTTTTGCGCCTCCTCCATGAAATCTCCGAATTGCTCTGCATTATTCATGTTAATAAAATCGTAGCCTCTGTCCTGCATGGTCTCCACGAATTTCTTAAGCTGCTCCTTGCGCCCGGTGACAGTTGAGCTTTTCATGGATACGAACTTAGCGACATCCGCCAGGGATTTATAGATCTCAACATCTGAGGCATCCTTAGGAAGAGGAGCATAGTAGCTCCTCGGTCCTCTAACCTTAAGACCTGCAGTCTCCAGTCTCTGGATCCTCTTCTGAGCTATGTTCCTGAGCCTGGCATACTCCGCCCGGGCCTCCCGCTCTGTGAAGTAATACGGAGCCTGGGTCATGAGATACATAGCAGCAGTACCCCGTAACACGTTTTTTGGTCTCGCCATTTTTGGTAAACCTCCTATTTATGGTATTTGATTCTAATTTTACTCTGAGGACCGGAGATAGTCCATGGAGTTGTCCACAAAGTAATTCACAAAGTTATTAACACTATCCACTGAGTTATCCACATTTGTGAATTGTGAACA